ACGTGAGCACCTATGTGGGCGTTTAGAGCCTACCTTGCAAGGTTGAAACTGGGAGGCTTGGGCCGCCTGGGTGGGCCGCCTGGTCGGCCCAGTCCGCCGGCTGCTGCAGCGCAGCACATCCAAGGCCTGTGCGCAACTCAGCCTCCCGAGCTGTGGGTAACACGCTTACAGGGCGCGAAATGGCAAATAACGCTAGCGCATGTCTGATTGCGCAGCAGCATCAATGACTTGCGCGTGCTTTGTCGCATATGCGTATATTGTCAAATGTCAGGAAGCCGACAGACAGGGTCAGAAGCATGCTTTCCTGCCTGGAAAGAGATTCCTTTCTGCCAGGCCGGGGCCGGGGAGAAAATAGGACCGGGCGGGGGAGGCTCATGACAGGGGAGTCCACCGCTCGGATGATGTGTGGTATTTTAGTCAGATGGAGAATTTAGATGGAGAATTTAGATGGAGAATTTATGAGCATGCCGGTTCGAGTTGACCGTGTTGCGCGCTACGTGGAGTTGATTGGGCGGGAGGCTGAGACGCTGGAGGAGATTGGGCAGCGGATGGCTGAGGGGGAGGGGCTGCCTGCGATTTGTCGCTCGTGGGACGTGCCGTATGGCAGGGTGCTAGGGTGGCTGATGGCGGATGCCGAGCGTTATGCGGTGTACTGCCGGGCGCTGGAGGTGGCGGCGCATGGGTTGGTGGCGGAGGCGGTGCCGCTGGCGGATGAAGCGGCTTCACTGGTGGCGGAGGGCGCGAAGCCTGCCGCGGTGACGGCGAAGGCGTTGCAGGTTGACACGCGGTTTCGTGTTGCGAAGCACCATGCGGCGAAGATGTATGGGGAGGTCGATGTGGCGTTGAAGGTGCTGCCGCAGGTGACGATAGCGATCGGGGTGAGGGTTGGGGCGGTGGCGGCGGAGCGGCCCGTGATCGAGGGGGATGCTGCGGAGGCTGAGGGCGACATCTGATGCACGGTGAGGACGAGTGGATCGCCCCGGAGCATCGTGAGATTCACGAGTTTTTACTGCACTGGGGCCGCTGGTTGCGAAGTCATGGTGTCCCTGGGCACTGCGCTTCCATCGAGCATCGTTTTCGCAGCCCGCAGTGTTGGGATGAGAGGAACCCGAGGCCGCCCGAGCCCGATCTGCGCTGTGCGCTGCTGATCGAAGGCTTGATGCGGATCGTGCCGCGGGTGTCGCGGAAGATATTGAAGCTGAAGTATGTGCATCGGGGTGATGCGGCGTTCATCCAGAAGCGGATGCGGTTTCACGTGGAACGCTACGAGCAGGAGTTGTACACTGCCAGGCAGATTGTCTTAAACTTGACACGGCACGCACTTGCGCCTACTGTTCACGGCAGATTTCACAATACTGAAGCTTTGGTTCTTTCCGACTATCTTGTCGAGGCTGCCGCTTAGGGCGGCGCTTTCACTGAAGGATCACTGAATGCCGAGCAAGTCTGCCAAACAAGCGCGTTTTATGTCGGCTTGTGCTCATGGCGCTTTGTACAAGAAGTGCCCGCCAGCCAAGGTTGCGCGGGAGTTCAACAAGGCAGATAAGGGCAGTGGAATTCTGCGCAAAAGGAAGAGCTAAGGGCGCCCCACGTCGCTGTCCATCGAGTATCACCCCGCTGGTCCAGTAGCCAAAGCCTTTCACGATTCGCACGCCTTCGTCCGCGGCCTGATGGGCCCGGTCGGGTCTTCCAAGTCCTCGGCCTGCTGCATCGAGATTTTCAGCCGCGCTTGCGAGCAAAAGCCGCACAACGGGGTCCGAAAGACGCGCTGGGCGGTGGTCAGGAACACCTACCCGGAACTGAAATCCACCACCATCAAGACCTGGTGCGACTGGTTCGGCCAGATCGCCCCGATGCGCTGGGACGCGCCAATTTCGAGTCACATCAAGTTCCAGCAGCAGGACGGGACGCGGGTCGAGTGCGAGGTGCTTTTCATCCCGCTCGACCGGCCCGAGGACGTTGACAAACTGCGGTCCCTGGAACTCACCGGGGCCTGGATCAATGAGGCTTCGGAGGCGGCAAAAGCGGTCCTCGACATGCTCACGCAGCGGGTCGGGCGCTTTCCAAGTATCAAGGAGGGCGGTCCGTCCTGGTACGGAGTCATCATGGACACGAATCCGCCGGATGACGATCACTGGTACTACGAACTCGCTGAGAGGAAGAAGCCGAAGGAATGGGATTTCTTCAAGCAGCCCGGCGGCATGATCGAAGTCCATCAGGAATACCGGCCCAATCCTGAAGCGGAGAACGTGGCAAACCTGCCAGGTGGCTATCGTTACTACGAGCAGCAGATTCCAGGCAAGGCGAAGGAATGGATCAAAGTATTCATCCTCGGTACCTATGGGACGGTCACGGATGGCAAACCTGTATATCCAGAGTATCGGGATGAGGTCCACTGCCAGATCATCAGTCCGTACAAGCTGCCGTTGATCCTCGGCTTCGACTTCGGCCTGACGCCGGCCTGTTCCATCTGCCAGCTCACAACGCGCGGGCAGTTGCTCGTGTTGGGCGAGTTATTCGCCAAGGACATGGGACCGAAACAATTTGCGCGCGATATCGTCAAGCCGCATTTGACGATGAATTATTCGACCTACAGCTTCCAAGCGGTGGGCGATCCGTCGGGCATGGCGGGGAAGGACACGGAGGAGAAAACTTACTTCATGGACCTGGCCGAAGAGGGCATCCCTTGCTCACCGGCGATCTCGAACACATTTTCAGCTCGGCGCGAAGCGGTGGCGAAGTATCTCACCAAGATGGTCGATGGCCTGCCAGGTCTCATCGTGAGCAAAAATTGCGACATGACGCGCCGCGGATTCAACGGGCGCTATCAATACCGCCGCATCCAGATCGCGGGTGCCGAACGCTACAAGGACATCCCGGACAAAAACGACTACTCGCACATCCATGATGCACTTCAGTATGCGGCGCTCTATAGCCTCACCATGAACAACAACGAAGAGTGGTCCAAACCGATCAAGTATCCGAAACGAACGGGGGTTGTATGAGCATCAAACTGATGATGGAAGTCAATCGCGCGCATGAGCGACTGGATACGCTGGAAAAACTCTGCGACGAAGAACTGAAGGAACTTATCGCGCGCATCGAGAAGTGCGAAGGCGAGATCAGGGCGATGAAAGCACGCGCCGGCAAAATCCGCGAAGTCGCGGAAATCTGACCGCATGAACGAACGCGAACTTCTCGCTATCATCGAGCGAGAGGAGCAGGACTGCGTCTCTAATACCTCGGGAAAGCTCGCTGAACAACGCCGTCAGGCGATGCAGTATTACTATGGCGAGCCCTACGGCAATGAAGTCGAAGGCCGCTCGCAAGTCGTCACAACCGAAGTGAAAGACGCCGTGGAGGAAATTCTCCCGGCGCTCATGAAGATTTTCACGTCCTCGGACGAAGTGGTGCGGTTCGAGGCGCAGAATCCCGACGATGACGCCGCAGCGCAGCAGGCGACCGACTACATCAACTATATCTTTAGCCGCGTCAATAACGGCTTCGTTGCGCTTTTCTGCCTCTTCAAGGATGCGCTGCTCCTCAAAAATGGTTTCCTCAAAGTCTACTGGGAGGATTACGAGGACCAGAGGCGGGAAACCTACGAGGACCTGACGGACGATGAATTCGCCTCCCTTGCGCAAGACGAAGAGCTTGAACTGATCGAGCACGATCAGGAACCCGATCCGAATCTCCCCGCCGGTATTCCGCTGCCGCCTGGGATGCCCGTGCCGCAGGTTCACGATGCGGTTTTCAGGCGCTCGAAGAAGTATGGGAAAGTCTGCATCGACCCGACACCGCCGGAGGAAGTGCTGATATCCAAGAACACGGCAAACGATCTCGCCAAGGCGCATTTCGTCGAACACCGCACCAAAAAAACGCTCTCCGAAATTCGCAGCATGGGCTACAAGATCGACGACGACATTGCGGACAACTCCGAAGCCGACTTCAACATGGAGCGGCAAGAGCGGCAGTCCTTCGACACCGACCAAACGCCCGACATCGACCACGGGGGCGCTGACAAGAGCACGCGCAAGGTCTGGTTCTGCGAAGCCTATCTGAATGTCGATTATGACGGCGACGGGATCGCGGAATTTCGCAAGGTCTCGAAGATCGGCAAGAAAATTCTCGATAACGAGGAATTCGACAGCCTGCCGCTCATCGGCGGCTCGGCCATCCTCATGCCGCACAAGTTCTTCGGCCTGTCGGTTCACGATCTGGTGGGTGACATCCAGCTCATCAAGTCGGCGGTGACGCGGCAACTGCTCGACAATCAATATCTCGCCAACAACGGACGCTATGAAATCCTGGACAACATGGTGAACATGTCCGATTTCCTGACCTCGCGTCCCGGCGGCGGTGTCCGCGTCAAGGTGCTGGGCGCGATCAGGCGCTTGGATAATCCGGTTCTTGGCCCGCCCGCCTATGAATTGCTGAATTATCTTGACCGCATCAAGCAGTCGCGCACCGGTGTCGTCGATTTCCAGGACTGGGTGGACCCGAACGTCCTGAATGCGAAAGCGACAACAGCGGAGATCGCAAAATCAGCGACGACGCAGCGAATCGAGATGATGGCGCGTATTCTCGCTGAAGGGCCGGTCAAGGCGCTCTTCTGGAAGATCATGGAATTGGTATCCAAGCATCAGCAAAAGCCGCAGATGGTGAAACTGCGCGGCCAGTGGGTGAAAGTCGATCCGCGCGAATGGCACAACAAATTCGATATGACGATCACCGTGGGTCTAGGCACCGGCACCCAATCGAACACCTTGCAAGGCGCAATGGGCATCATGCAGATCCAGGATGCCATGATGAAGATGGGCCTCGGGGATGTGACCGTGACGCCCTCGAATATGTATCTCGCTGCGGTCAAATACGCAAAAGCGGTGTTCCCGAAGGACGGCGCGATGTTCTTCCAAGACCCGAAGCTTGCGAAACCGAAACAGCAGCCGCCCGATCCGGAATTGCTAAAAATCCAGGCGAAGCAGCAATCCGATCAGGTCAAGGCGCAGCAAAAAGAGCAAAAGATGCAACTCGACGCTCAAGAGGCCGAGCGAGCGCGACAGTTCGAGGCGTTCCTGGTTCAGGTCAATCAGAAGTTCGACGCCGATCAGCAGAAATTCAAATCGCTGATGGACCAGATGTCGCAGGAGAAGCAAAGTTCCAGCGCCATCGCTGAAAAATGGGTCGAGGCTCAGGCGCAGGCTCAGCAGAGCATGAGCGAACTAGTGGCCTCGGTGCGCGAGAAAGAGCAGGAATCCAAGGGCGAGCGCGAGAAAATCCTCCTGCAGGGCGTCATGGATCGAGTCCTTGAAAGCCAGAAGTCATTCCACGAGCATCTGAAAATGGTTCACGAAGCGATCCTTGCGCCCAAGGAAATCGTGCGCGACGAGAAGACCGGCAAGGCCAAGGGCGTGAGGACGGCGAAGTAATCGAATGACCATCCGTGATAATCCGTGACAATCACGCACAAGAAGGTTGCGACTCTTCCCGATGAGGCTGGCAAGGAAATTAATGCCGGAGAATGGAACAGTGATCACATTCTTGTCGATGGTTCCGGCGCCACGCTCGCAATCGGGACGATTACTGACGGGCAATTTCTCCATCGCACTGGCAGCACGATAGATTCAAGCGCGGCGGCGGGACCTTCGGGGCCTACGGGCGCAACCGGCAATCAGGGACCGAGCGGCCCCACGGGATCAGGTACAACCGGAGCCACCGGCCCCACAGGATTGACGGGAAACACAGGTCCATCCGGTCCTTCTGGAGCTGCCGGGTCTGCTGGCGCAACCGGGCTGACGGGTCTTACCGGCAACACCGGCCCCAGCGGGCCTTCGGGGGCTGCTGGATCGGCTGGTGCGACAGGTCTTACCGGATTGACTGGCACTACGGGACCCTCGGGACCAACTGGAGCTGCTGGCGGAACTGGAGCGACTGGCCCGACAGGAAATACTGGACTTACCGGCCCATCTGGTCCTTCAGGGCCATCCGGTGGCCCGACCGGACCGACAGGATTGACCGGAGCATCGGGTCCGACTGGTGCTGCAGGCAATACCGGCCCGTCTGGGCCATCAGGAACGGCAGGCGCAGCGGGTTCAACAGGATTGACAGGGCTCACTGGCAACACCGGTCCAAGCGGTCCCACAGGTCCATCAGGCGGCCCGACAGGCCCCAGTGGTGCGGCTGGATCAGCCGGTCCTACCGGACCCACTGGAATAACCGGAAATACTGGGCCGAGCGGTCCAAGCGGAGCGGCGGGTTCAGCCGGCGCCACCGGTCTCACCGGTGTAACGGGAAATACCGGGCCAAGCGGACCGAGTGGAGGAGCGGGGGCTCAAGGTGCAACTGGGCTCACAGGTCTCGTCGGGCCAAGCGGTCCCTCAGGTGGGGCAGGAGCGACAGGACCTAGCGGAGCAGCAGGGCCAACGGGCCCGACCTCGGGAACTGGCGCGACCTACACGCGCATGGCCGCCGACATGGCGACGAACGTCGGGACCACGCTCACGACGATGGCGACGCTGGGGTTCCTGTTGGCGAGCGGAACGACGTACAGTTTCGCGTACAACATTATCTTCCAGTCAGGCGGCCCGACTGTCGGATTGAAGCTGGGATTGGCTTTCCCTGCGGCGACGATTCAGGCTGCGAGTGTATGGATACCCGTTGCAGCTGACGGAACTGGGGCTGCATTTGGCGGCACCATCAGTTCTTCGGGCGACTCGGTGACTGCCACTGGCGTAGAAGCTTCCGGGACTAACTATCTGGCGACAATCGAAGGAATGATCCGGACCTCTGCAAATGGCACTCTCGTACCGCTATTCTCCGCAGAACTCGCTTCAACCGCAGGTATCCTCATCAGGCAGCAAAGCTCGGGGATACTTGTAGCGCTGCCGTAATACGCCGTAATGCGATTCGAGAAGGTGAAGGTTCCCTACCCGATGCCCCCGGCGGTGTCTGAGGAGAAAAGGGAAGAATTCATGGCGTGGGCGGTGAAGCAGAACCCGCCACGGATCGTTCAACAGCCCATCGGTGACGCGAGCCTGACTATTGTCGGCTACGGGCCATCGCTTGAGGATACGTGGCAGAAGATAACACCGCCATTCATCTGCACGAGCAATGCGCTGAAGTTTCTGATCGGCAAAGGCCTCGTACCCGGCCCGGGCTGGTACTACGCGATGGCCGATCCGAGGCCGAATAATCTTGATTTCATCAGGAATCCGGTGGTGCCGGAAGTGACCTACCTGATGGCGTCCGTGTGTCACCCGAAAGTCTGGAAAATTCTGCTGGGACACAAAGTCGTGATGTGGCACGCGATGTCCGGTGAACATACCCCGGAATGGGTGCGGCAGAACGATCCGGGAACGTGGCTGGTAGGCGCCGGCAGCACCATCGGCTTGTGCGCGATCCATCTGGGCGGATTCTTGGGCTATCGTAAATTCGAGGTTCACGGTTTTGACGGGTGTTTCCGTGGCGATAAAAGACATGCTGGTGAGCATAACGGCCACGATCAAGCGCAGATTCCGAGCACGATCAACCCGGCATACATGACCTCGAAAATCATGGATAACGCGAACGTCGAAGTTCAGAACATGCTGAAGTGGTTTCCGATCTTCTGCGTCTTTCACGGCGAAGGACTGATGCAGGAGTGGGTGAGTAAGTGCGGATTATCGAATGCGGCAATCGACGGGACCGCGCAAGCCGACAGGATCAGGGCTGCGAGATTCCATGAGGTTTCTGCCGAAGAAGTCGAGAACCTGAAAAAAGCTGGCGTTCCCGTCATATGATTTTTACATTCCTTGGACAACTGAGGTCGCTTCTTGCGAAGGCTGGTTTTGCTGGCGGGACCATCACTCGCGCCTCGCTCGCATCAAGCTCCGCGAGTACGAGCGGCCCGTACACGACCGCCTCACAGTCCCCGGGAACCAATAAGCTCGAACTCGCCGCGCTGATCTTTCAAGTATTCGGCGGCGGCACGCTGCCCACAGGTTGTGCGCTCTCTGGGAACGGCTTGACGTGGGCGGAGGTTGATCACTATACATTCTCCGCAGGGGATGCCTCGGTATGGCTCTTCCGAGCGATGGGAACTGGTTCTGCCGGGGCTTTGACCATCACTCCGAGCGGTGATGCGAGCTTGAAGCTCTGCCAGTGGCACGTCGAAGAATTTAGCGCCGTAGATACGAGCGGGACGAACGGAAGCGGGGCTGTCGTGCAGTCTGCCAGAGGGACTGATGGCTCTGCTAATCCGCAGGTCATCACCTACACTCTCGCGGCCTTGGGCGACGCAGTCAACAATGCAACCTTCGCATTTGCGGCCAGCGGGTCGCTAGTTACCCCGAGTAACACGGAACTCGTAGACCGCTCGGCTGCAGACTACTTCATGGAGGCGCAGTGGACGTTACCTGGGAATGCTGCAATGACCGCGACAGCCGCTACGGCGTTCCAGATTCAAGGCGGAATCGCTGTTGAGATCAAGCCATCACCGTGAGCGGGATTTTCAATAGTTCGATCTTCAGTAATTCGGAATTCAATACCGGAGAAGCTGGTGCCATTGCGAATGTCGGCGCGGGCGGAGACCTTGGCGCGGATGTAGGCAGGAAGCGCCAGCGTTTTCTCATCAACGTTGAAGGTGAGTTGACCGAAGTCTTCAGCGTTCAGGAAGCGATTTTCCTGCTCGACGAGCTGAAGCAGGAGAAGATCGAAGAAGTCAGGCGCGTTGCGAAAAAGCAGGCCGAGACTAAGCCCTCGCGCCGCAAGGAAGTCATCCACATACCGCGCATCGAAGCGCGCAAACTGCCGCCCGAGATCGAGCACCACAGGCGTGAAATCAATAAGGAACTGGAGATCGCCTACTGGCTCATGTTCGAGCAGGCGATAGCGGCGATGCAAGAACAGGAAGACGAGGAGGAACTATTACTGCTTCTGTAAACACCCCCCTGACGCCAGATCAGGAAGTCTGGCGGGCGCAGAAAGCGCGGCAATTCCTTGAGGACCCGATGATCAAGGAAGCCCTCGATGGCATACAGGAACGCATCATCGAACAATGGTCGAATACCCCCATCAAGGATGTCGAACTGAGGGAGAAGACCTGGATGATGTACAACATTCACAAGCTTTTTGTGGAGCGTCTCCGCGAGCATATCGCTACCGGGGAGATGGCTTCGTTGCAGTTGAAGCAGCCGAGGAAATTCGGCGTTTTCTAGCATAACTTAGGAGAACTACAGTGGCAGACCAAACGAGCCAAGCTGAAGAGCAGCCCGTCGAGCAGCGTAACGAGATGGACCAGGCAAGAGAACAGGCAGCAAAGATACTCGCCGAGGAACCCAAGCCCGGAGCGGTAGAAGGCGACACCCCAGAAGTGGAATCGCCCGAACCATCGGACAAGGAGCCCAAGGAAAAACCGAAGACAGAGACGCCAGCCGACCGCTTCAAGATCACGGTCAAAGCGGAAGACGGCACCGATGCCGAGGTTGAAGTCGATTTCGACGGACTGAAGCGCGGGTACATGATGGAGAAGGATTATCGCGCGAAGACCGCCCAACTCGCCCGAGCGCGAGAGGAGGTCGAGGCGAAGATCAAAGGTGCCATCGAACCCAAACTCAAGGAATACGACGACAAGCTGCAGTTGGCGGAACAGGTCATCTGGCACACGCTGGCACCTGAGATTCAAAACACCGACTGGAACAAGCTTGCCGTGGAAGACCCTGCCTTGTGGGCGCAGAAGATGCAGTTGGCGAATAACGTCAATGCAAAGCTGAATGCCATCAAGCAGGAGCGCATCAAGATTTCCGAAGAGCAACAGAAGCGGCAACACGGAGAGCTGCAAAAGGTCATTCAGGAGTCAAACGACACCCTGAAAGACCCGCTCAAGGGCATACCCGGCTGGAACCAGGAAGTCTACGGGCGTGTCCTCACCTACGGTCAGGCAGAAGGGTTCAAGGCCGAAGAAGTCAACACCATTACCGATCCACGGGTGATCAAACTGCTCTGGAAGGCGTCCAAATACGACGACTTGCAGAAGGCGAAGCCCGCTGTGGAAAAGCTCGTCACCAAGGTTCCCAAGGTTTCAAAACCAGGGACGACTGAGAAGTCTGACGGCGACACCGAAGCGTGGAAAAGCGGAATGGCGCGACTCAGAAAATCAGGAACAGATCAGGACGCCCGCGCATTAGCCTCCATCCTACTGGAGCGCGAGGGGGTCAAAAACTAGGAGTTAAGCAATGACAGTCCCTACCGCTACATTCCAAGCCTTCCAGGCGATTGGCAATCGGGAAGACTTGGAGAAT